TGCAGACATGGCCGCAAGAAGTTGAGTTGATTGTGTACACTGAAAATTGCACTATCAGTGAGTCTGCGCCCAATATTGTGGTGCGTGACATCTCTGTTGTGTCTGCACTGACTGAATTTAAACAACAATGGCAACATGTACCCAAAGCAACTGGTGATATTTCAGGTGATCCTGTTCGCAGTCTGAGAAAAGATTCCGACAAAGGATTCAAATGGAATGCAGTCAGATTTGCCCACAAAACATACAGCATTTTTCATTGTGCTCAAAATGTCAACACAGATGTGCTGATATGGATGGATGCTGATACAGTGTGCCACAGCAAGATCACTCTAGCAGACCTGGATAGACTGTGTGAACCACAGTATGAGTTGTGTTTTTTAGGACGCCGCAAAAAGTTTAGTGAGTGCGGACTTTACTCAATGCGAATGGGCACCAAAGGTATCAAACGGTTTCTTCGAGAATTTCAACGCATGTATGATGACGCAGACAACGGTATCTTTTTGTTGGATGAGTGGCATGACAGTTTTGTGTTTGATGCAGTAAGAAAAAACATTCCCGGGTTGGTTGAATTTAACTGGGCAGCCAAGTTGGGTGATCTTAGACCCAGCAAACTCAACAGTCCCGGTGAAGGGCATCCTTTGATCAATTCAGATTGGGGCGCATATCTAGATCATCTTAAAGGTGCTAGGAAAGATTTAAAACGTAGCAAACGCGAAGATCTCAAAGTCACAAGAACAGAAGCATACTGGCAATGAACTGGATATTCCTAAACAAAAACAACAGTGACGAGTACACACAGATGTTGGCAGCAGGATCTGGTGTTGATGCCACCTGCTTGGAAACATGGCAGTACGAAGATAGTGATGCTCCACTGGTGCTACGCGGTATCATGAAGCACAAGATTATCAAACGGTGCTGGCAAGATTCTCGTCCGTTTTACTACATGGATTCTGGATACTTGGGCAATAGACCCAATCCTGACAATCCCAGCGGCTGGAAATATTGGCACAGAATTGTGTTTAATGATTTGCAACATGATGCAATTATCGACAGGCCTGCAGATAGGTTGTCAAGATTGCATGTAAAAACTAGGCCACATCAAGCACATTGCAGGGACATATTGATAGTGGCGCCAGACGAAAAGCCTTGCACATTTTACGGTATCACACTGGAGTCATGGTTAAAAGATACCATTGATACTATTAAAAAATACACAGATCGTCCCATACGCATGCGAGAAAGACCGGTGTCACGCATGGCTCGTAAGACACAACGTCCAGAAGAATGGCTGAATGATGTACATGCTGTGGTGACTTTTAACAGTACTGCTGCCACCGAAGCCGTGTTGGCCGGTGTGCCGGTTTTTGTTACTGAACCGGCTGCCAATGCCGCGAAGCCTGTGAGCAATAGTGATTTAAGCAAGATCGAAACCCCTTGGTTCCCTGATCCAGATCAAGTTCACAAGTGGTTATGCCATTTATCATATGGGCAATTTCACACCACAGAATTAACTAGTGGTACAGCCGCAAGAATACTCAAGGAGACTTATAATGTATGAAAGCCACGGATGGTGGTTCCCGGACACCGAAGATCATTTTCCCAAGATGCTGGCTAAAAACATCAGCAAGGGTGGTCCTGCTGAATATCAACAACCAGTTAGATTGCGAAGTTTACAATATGTAAAGCAACACCGAACAGCCTTGGACATTGGTGCCAATGTGGGTTTATGGGCACGTGATCTTGTACAACACTTTGACAAGGTTATTGCATTTGAACCTGTATCAATGTTTAGAGAATGTTTGGAAAAAAATGTTTCAGATAACAAACTATGGGTCAGCCCACTTGCCCTGGGAGATCAAGACAGCACCGTAAGCATGATCATTACCGAAGGCAATACAGGACACACGCATGTTGATCCTGACAGCATAGGCAACGGAGATACCACAATAGTTCGACTGGACAATCTTGCTATTCCCGAAGTTGATTACATCAAAATTGACTGTGAGGGGTTTGAATATCGTGTGTTGCAGGGTGCGGAACAAACAGTTAAAACTTGTCGGACTGTTGTGGTCATTGAACAAAAGCCACATGATGCTTACAGCCGAGATTATGGACAGTTTGCCGCAATTGAGTTATTGCAAAGCTGGGGCATGATAAAGTTGGATCAAGTCAAAGATGATTGGATCATGGGATGGGAATAAAAATTAGATTTTATAGCGATGCTTACAAAAGCACACGAGCCAGTCACAGGCTTCGTGGTGATGTGACCTGTCAAGCATTGTTAGAACAAGGTTATGATGCTAAAATTTTAACTGAATGGAGCGAGGTTGATGCAAATACCACCGTGATATTTTTAAAAGGTAGCCAGACTAGTAGCATACAACGTGCTCGAGACCTGGGTGCCCGAACCATTTACGATTTATGCGATAACAAATTTGAAGAAAAGGCTGAGTACGAACCCTGTTGCCAATTGGCTGATCTAGTATCTGTCAACAGCGTCAACATGGGAATTAGTACTAAACATTTCACAGGCAAAGACAGTATTGTCATGCCCGATCCTTATGAGAGACCCAAACTGTCCCCTAAATTTGCACCCGGTGCAGACATTAACTTGTTATGGTTTGGATCGCAGAGTAGTTATAAATTTTTACCCATACAAGAAGTTTGGGCTAGATTAGAAAGTGAAATTAAAAATTATTGCTATACCATGATCAGTACCAAAACAGATCGAGTGTTAACCAAATTTAAGAAAAGAATGGCCAAAGGTTCTGTGACTGGTATCAATTTTGATCGCCTGGACATGCGTGAATGGTCTTGGGAATTACAAGGACAGTTACTGGAGCAAACAGACATTGTGCTCATGCCGGTGTTGACTGAAAACCCACGCACCGATACCAAAAGTGCCAATCGATTGATTGACAGCCTAATCTCCGGCCGTTTTGTTATTACTACCCCTTTGCACAGTTACTTAGAGTTTGCACCCTACACATGGCAAGGTGATTACATTGAAGGCATTCAATGGGCCCAAGCCAATCCTGAGCAAGTGTTAGATATGATCACACAAGGACAAAAACATGTTGAAGAAAATTATTCAGCCCGTGTGCTGAGTGAGAAGTTCATACACGAAGTTAGAACACAACTAGGAATGTGATATGCTTGAGCAAAAAATACAAGAACAAATCAACCAACAACAGCCTGTGCGACTGCATCTAGGATGCGGTAGCAGACTGTTTGACAACTACATCAATGTTGATGGTGAGTACATGCGTCATGATCCCAATGTTACTATCCATGACATAACACAACCGTTCCCATTGCCGGACACTTGTGTAGACGAAATACTAACAGTTCATGTGATAGAACATCTTAGTAGACAATACGTTCAACCCATGTTTAAAGAGTTTTTGAGAATTTGCAAACCTGGCGGGTTTGTTGCTGTAGAGTGGCCAGACCTGTTAAAAATGTGTCAAGAGGTTGTGAACAATCCTGATTGCTTTTGGACTCATGACAAACGCCTGATCAAACGAACAATATCGGGCATCTACGGAGATAGTGTTAGATATCCTGACCCAACAATGCTACACAAGTGGGGTTATAGTGCCGAGAGCATGTGCAAAATATTCGAGCAAGCAGGATTTGCTAGAACCGAGATTCAAGGCAATCACCATGGTAAATCATCAATTGACAGCAGAGTAGTAGCATACAAATAACATGGCTGCCAAAGTAGTTAAAGAGTTCCACGGGTTTTCTGGGAATCAAATATTGTTGATGCAGAAACACAATAAACTTTTTGTACGCAAGATTGGAGATGTGTCAAGAAACCTAGAGCGTATGCAAGTATTGTGTGAGGACTATCCACTGCCACAATTGTATACCGTTTCGGAAAAAATGATTGACATGGAGTACCTGCACGGGCTTGATATAAAATCGTATCTTAGGACAAACAATTACGAAAAGTTGTTGGAGTTTTTGTTGTGCATACTGGAAAAATTTTCCATTGGCTCAGTACACAAAGACTATACACAAACTTATATCAAAAAGTTACAAGAAATTAACTTTGATAAATTGCCATTCACTTGTGAACAACTGTTGGATCGATTGCCCCGGCAATTGCCTAGTTCAAACTATCATGGAGATCTAACACTAGAGAACATCATCTGGACCGCGGATAGAGGATTTTTTCTAATAGATTGTGCAACAACAGAATACGACTCATACATATTTGATATTGCAAAATTAAGACAGGATCTAGAACTGGGATGGTTTACCAGAAAAGACAATGCCATGCTAAATGTCAAAACAAAACATATACAGCAAAAAATATTGCAACAATATCCAACAGCAAACAATGACTACTTGTTGATTCTAATGTTGTTGAGAGTGTATCGACACAGTCAACCCGATACTCTTGAGAGAAATTTTTTATTAGAAGGAATTAAATCACTATGGAAATAATAATGCCAGCGGCTGGATTGTCAACAAGATTTCCCAACATGAGGCCAAAATACACTTTGTCTGATTTTCGGGGTCGGATGATGTTTGAAAGATCTTTG